AAATGTTCGGGGTGCCCATCGAACTCATCAAAAAGGGCAACCCGGAGTATTCCCTCCGGCAAAAGGGCAAGGTGGCAGAGCTGGCCCTGGGCTACCAGGGCAGCACCGGGGCCCTCATCAACATGGGTGCTTTGGATATGGGCATCCCGGAGGAGGACCTGCCGGACATCGTACAGCGCTGGCGGGAGGCCAACAAGCGCATCCGTGACCTGTGGTATTCAATGGACAGCGCCGCTGTGCAGGTCATCTCCCAGGGCGGCAGCGTGGGCATCAACGGCCTCATGCTGGCCCGTGAGTACGACTACAACCAAGGCACCGACTGCTTTACTATCACCCTCCCCTCTGGCCGCAAACTCTACTATGTGAGCCCCAGTATCGGAGAGAACCAGTGGGGCCGCCCCTCCATCGCCTACATGGGCATGGACCAGAAAACCAAGCGCTGGAAACAGATTGAAACCTATGGCGGCAAGCTGGTGGAGAACTGCGTCCAGGCCATTGCCCGTGATGCCCTGGCCGGTGCCATTGAGCGCCTGGAGGCCGCCGGGCTGCCGGTGGTGTTCCATGTGCATGATGAGGTCATCATTGATGTGGCCCCCTTTGCCGATGATGACACCATGCTCCGGACGGTGGTGGACATCATGCGGGAGCCCATCCCCTGGGCCCCGGACCTGCCCCTCAATGCAGACGGCTGGGTGGGGACATTCTTTAGAAAGGACTGAGCCGATATGAAACACCTGGGAGATATCAAGAGGATCAGTGGCTACACGGCTGTACCGGTCAATGTCGTAATTGGCGGATCACCCTGCCAAGATCTGAGCATAGCGGGCAACCGCGCGGGTCTTGCCGGCGAGCGCTCAGGCCTGTTTATGGAGCAGATCAGAGTTATTAAGGAGATGAGATGTGCAGATGCAGAGAGAGGTAGAACAGGCCCAGACATCCGCCCCCGCTGGATGGTGTGGGAAAATGTCCCCGGAGCCTTTAGCTCAAACAAAGGAGCGGACTTTGGGGCAGTCCTCCACGAAACGGTCAAGGTCGCCTGTCCGCAAGCCCCCACTATTCCAGTGCCTGACCCCAAGCACGGGGGGGGATGGCCAACAAGCGGATGCTACTATGATGTGGGTGGACGGTGGAGCGTTGCGTGGCGAGTATTCGATGCGCAGTTTTGGGGAGTCCCCCAGCGCCGTCGTCGTATCGCACTTGTCGCAGATTTTGGAGGCCTCACCGCACCAGAAATACTCTTTGAGCGCAAAGGCGTGTCTGGGGATTCTCAACCGGGCGGAGCGCCGTGGAAAGCCTTTACCACCACAGCTGAAAGATGCGTTGCTGAGACAGGCTGCGGCGGTGCCGTTGCCTTGCGTATGCGATCTGGATGTGACGGAGGCGGAAAAGGCGCCCTGATCCAATATGAAAAATCGGGGACACTTAGATGCCACAACGATCAAACAATTATCTGTCTGAGCGACCAGGGCAGCACCCTTCTGACGCAGGAACATAGACAACAGCCCATAGTGGTACAGGCGCTGTTTGAAAACCACACACAGATTGGCCGCCACACCGGGCCACTGGAGGTAGCCCCTACAGTGGCACAGAAGTTTGGCATGGGCGGGAACAACACTCCGCTGGTGGTGGGCTTCAAGTACCACCAAGGTGCCGGGGCACGTGGTTTGGGCGAGGAGGAGGGCATTTCTCCGGCGCTGTGCGCCGATGGAGGCCACCCGCCCGCAGTCGCTAACCTGAACAATGTTGTGCGCGAAGGGACATTGGTTCGGCGCTTGACCCCGTTGGAGTGTGAGCGTCTGCAAGGGTTCCCTGATGGCTGGACGGACATTGGCCCGTGGACAGACAGCAAAGGAAAGATACATAAGGAGAGCAGTGATGCCGCCCGCTATAGGGCACTGGGCAACAGCATTGCATTACCCTCTTGGGTGTGGGTCCTGGCCCGGCTGAGTCTGTGTGCTGCCACAGAGCCTACGATGGCCTCCCTCTTTGACGGCATCGGCGGCTTTCCGCTTATTTGGGAATGGCTCAACGGCAAAGGCACTTGTCTGTGGGCAAGTGAGATTGAGGAATTTCCCATCGCAGTTACAAAACAACATTTTTCAGAGGAGGACATCACAGATGAAAATTATAGCCCCCAGTTTTGAAATTCTTACGCCCGTGGATGGCCCTGCCATCATCCAGCACATTGAGCGCTGTGGCCGGGTGTGCTACAAGTCAGAGGACAAAACCACCGACACCTCCGCGGCCACTTTCGTTGGCAACATCATCAAGCGTGGCCATGAGGCCGTGCTGGAGCATGACAGCATCACAGTCAAGTTTATTGTGGACCGGGGCGTGTCCCATGAAATTGTCCGCCACCGGCTGGCCTCCTACTGCCAGGAGAGCACCCGCTACTGCAACTATTCCAAGGATGGCTTTAATCATGAGATCACTGTCATCAAGCCCTGTTACCTACAAAGTTTTCCAGAACAATCCTATGGATACCAGGTATGGCGTAGAACCTGCCAGGCCGCAGAGGATGCCTATTTTGACTTGCTGGAATGGGGCTGTACCCCGCAGGAGGCCCGTGCCGTCCTGCCCAACAGCCTCAAGACTGAGGTGGTAATGACGGCCAACCTCAGAGAGTGGCGGCACTTCTTTAAGCTGAGAGCGGCACCAGCTGCACATCCGCAAATGCGCGAGGTAGCTGCCCCGTTGCTAAAAGAGATGCAGGATCTGGTGCCTGTCGTATTCGATGATTTGGAGGGGTGCCTGTGACAAGATCTGAAATTTTGGAAGCTGCCCATACGTGCATCAGCGGGAATCGTGCATTTGACTATGGGACGCCGGAGAACAACTTTGAAACCATAGGGCTGCTCTGGGGAACCTATTTAAGAGCAGCATATCCAAAGATCAATCTGGCCATCAATGGCATAAGTGCCAAGGATGTGGCCCTTATGATGGCGCTACTTAAAGTAGCGCGTGCCGCCACCGGTTCTAACCCGGACAGCTATGTAGACCTTGCTGGCTATGCCGCTTGTGCTGGAGAGCTTGCGGCAGACTAAGCATCTCACGAAGGAGAGGGAGATATCTATGAAAAAGCGAAAAAAGCAGAATTGGGAAAAGCCCCGGATGTGTGATCCTGGGATGTGCGGTAAATGCCGTTATATCGGAGACGGTGATTTTATTTGTACCGTGGATCCCAGTAAGCCTGTAATCGTGGTGGAGAGCTGGCAGCCCAATGAGAACACCGGGTACTGCCGCAGTCTCCACCGCAAAAGGTGAACCGGGCAGAGCGGCGCAGGGCCGCTAAGGCGGGCCACCCTGTAAAATCTGAGCCCACCATCAACATTAAGCTTTCCGACCTGGGCAAAATGACCCCCACCCAGCAAACTGCCATGATGCATGAAATAAACCAACAGTGCTTAGAAGCGGATGAGCGGCTTTCACTTGACCTGGACACTGTGGTCCTCTGGACCTTGTACCGCCGCTACGGGTGGGGCCCCAAGCGTCTTCATAGTTTCTATCTGGAGGTAGCCGCAGAGCATAGGCGTATGAGGGAGTACTACCAGATGGACAGCGTTTACCCGGAGCGCTACAAACTCATGGAAAAGGGTATTGATATTCAAGCCTGGCGAAAAGAAATCACATAGGAGGCATACCCATGCAGAACAATCCGACAAAAAACGCTGAGGGCTACCAGGATCCCACCGCATACCATGCCCTCAAGCCAATTATACACGATGAGGCCGCCTTGGAGGGCAAGGTCAATTTTCTCATCAAAATCCTCAAGTTTATCATCACAGAGAGCGGCTTTGAGCTGCTGGCCCGCATTGAGCTTCGAGACAAAAAGACTGGGAGGTGTTTCAGATGACCCCGGACAACTTTAGCATTGTGGGCAAGATTGGCCTCCCTGCAACGCTGGAGCAGCTTGCCGAGGAATGTGCCGAATTGTCCCAGGCAGCACTCAAACTGGCCCGGCTGCACCGTGGAGAAAACCCCACACCCGTTACTGAGCAGGAGGCAGCAAAGCTCCGGCGATGGGGACAGCGTCTGAAAATACTGACATAAAGAGGGTGGTATCCATGCAATTTGACCGCAAGATCACAATATCCGCTGGCAACAACCGGCGGGCAATGAACTGGACCGCCCAAACCATGCTCATTTCAGAGCTGTGGGCACGGCTCCAGACCCCGGCCAGAGGCACGGAGCTCCTGGCAGAATACATGAACATGAAGAAGGCCCAGCAGGATGACCTTAAGGATGTGGGCGGCTTTATGGCTGGTACCCTGTCTGGCCCCCGGCGCAAAGCCAACAACGTGACCGGACGTGACATCATCACCCTGGACCTGGACAACATTCCCGCAGGAGGCACGGACGATGTGCTCCGCCGTGTGGAGGGCTTGGGCTGTGGCTATTGTGTGTATAGCACCCGCAAGCACAGCCCGGCAGCTCCCCGGCTGCGGGTCCTCCTGCCCCTGGACCGCACCGTATCAGCAGACGAATATGAGCCCCTGGCCCGCAAGATGGCCGAACTCATAGGCCTGGAGCTCATGGACCCCACCACCTTTGAGGTATCGCGGCTCATGTACTGGCCATCCTGCTGCTCTGACAGCCAATACATATACACCTGGCAGGACAAGCCCCTCATCTCCGCCAATGGCCTCCTTGCCAAGTATGCGGACTGGCGGGACTGCTCCCTGTGGCCCCAGGTGCCGGGCGCTCTGAGCCTCCCCAAACTGGCAGTCAAGCAGGGTGACCCGGAGAGCAAGACCGGCGTGGTGGGCGCTTTCTGCCGCACCTATGACATCTACCGCGCTATGGATGAGCTCATCCCTGGAATGTATGAGGCCGTGGAGAATATGCCCGGCAGATACACCTACCTGGGTGGCTCCACCACCGGCGGTGCTGTCATCTACGACAGCGGCAAATTTCTTTACAGCCACCACGCCACTGACCCGTGCAGTGGCCGCCTGGTCAATGCCTTTGATCTGGTCCGCCTCCATCGCTTTGGTGACACAGACGGTGATGCCCAACCAGGTACGCCAACCAACCGGCTCCCCTCCTACAAGGCCATGTGTGAGCTGGCCGTGCAGGATCCCGATGTGGCCGCTCTGATGAGCCAGGAGCGATACCAGGAGGCTGTCAAAGACTTTGAAGGTGTACAGCCGGACAATCAGGAGGATCCAGCCAACTGGATGAGCAAGCTGGCTGTAAACACCCAGACTGGGCTCCCCAAGGCCACCATTGATAATGTGTGGATAATTCTTGAGCATGACCCTCTACTCAAGGATAAGTTTGCCCTCAACCAGTTTGCTGGCCGTGGTGAGGTCCTGGGAGCGCTCCCCTGGGATAGCCGGACCCAGCGCCGCCTCTGGGATGACAACGATAACCAGGGACTCTACTGGTATATGGAGCGCTATCACCATATCACCGGAAACGGCAAAATAGATGGTGCCCTCTCCCTGCACTCTACCGCCCACGCCTTTAATGAGGTGCAGGACTACCTCCGGGGCCTCAAGTGGGACGGGGTGCCCCGGCTGGACACTCTCTTTGTTGACTACCTGGGTGCCGTGGATACCCCGTACACCCGCGCGGTGACCCGTAAGGCTTTCACCGCTGCTGTGACCCGTGCGATGGTGCCCGGCAGCAAGTATGACAATATGCTCATCTTGTCCGGCCCCCAGGGCATAGGCAAGAGCACCCTGCTGGATAAGATGAGTAAGGGATGGTTTAACGACAGTATCCGCACCTTTGAGGGCAAGGAAGCCAGTGAGCTGCTGCAAGGGGTATGGCTGGTGGAGATCAGTGAGCTTGACGCTTTCCGCCGCACCGATGTGGCCCGCATCAAGCAGTTTCTTTCCCTACGCACGGACCGCTTTAGGGCCGCCTATGGCCGTCATGTCAAGGAGCTGCCCCGGTGCTGCGTGTTCTTTGGTACCACCAACACTACGGACTATCTCCAGGACAAGACTGGCAACCGCCGCTTTTGGCCAGTTGACACCGGCGTGGATCCCACGAAAAAGAGTGTGTGGACAGACTTGCCGGGAGAGGTTGACCAGATCTGGGCTGAGGCCGTGGTCCGCTGGCAACTGGGTGAGCCCCTTTTCCTCAAAGGTGACCTGGAGGAGGCCGCTAAGGCCAAGCAGGAGGAGCACCGGGAAGTCAGCACCCGTGAGGGCATCATCATGGACTTTCTGAGCCGCCAGGTACCAGAGGACTGGAAAGCCTGGTCCCTGGACCGGCGCAAAATATTCTGGGGTGGCGGTGTGCAGGGCAACATTAAGCTGGTAGACCGTGACCAGGTATGTGCTTTGGAGGTGTGGTGTGAGGCCTTTGGCGGCAGCCAGAAAGAGGTCCGCTACACCGATACCGCGGAGATCAATGCCGTTATTGAGGCCAGTGGTGAATGGGAAAAGGCCACAAAAACTTTGCGCTGTGGGTATTGCGGAGTACAACGCGGATTCAAAAAAAAGCTGTAACATTGCCTGTAACATTGCCTGTAACATTCAAAAAATGGCTGTAACATGTTACAGGCAATGTTACACAGAATGTTACACCCAATGTTACACCTGAAACCATTGAAAACACTAGCTTTTTTCGTATTTGTAACATTGTAACATTTATTTTCTATTAAATATAAAAACAGAGGATTTAGAGAGAACAGAGAAAATAAAAACTCTCTAATCCGCCTGTGTGCGCGTATATACGCGCGCGAGGTTACAATGTTACAATCAAGAGATAGGAGGCCTTGAGCATGAAAGAAAGTTATATTGAGCGGTACCTGACCCGTCAAGTGCAGGAGCACGGCGGCCTCTGCTACAAGTGGGTATCACCCGGAAATATTGGGGTGCCTGACCGCATCATCCAGCTACCCACTGGCAAGACCATCTTTGTGGAGCTGAAAACGGATGTGGGGCGACTAGCCAAGATACAGGCCTGGCAAAGGAGCGAATTGCAGAAACGGGGGGCGGATGTCCGTGTCCTGTATGGGATGGACGCTGTGAAAGACTTCATCCGGGAGGTTTTCGGGGATGCAGTACATACCTCATGAGTACCAGACCTATTGCATCCAGCGGGTGGTGGAGGACCCGGCCATAGGGCTGTTTCTCCGGCCCGGACTGGGCAAAACGGTCATCACCCTCACGGCGGTCAATATTCTCAAGTATTACCGCTGGCAGGTGGCCAAGGTCCTGGTGGTGGCCCCCAAGAAAGTGGCGGAGGCCACCTGGAGCAAAGAGGCGGCCAAGTGGGAGCACCTGCAACACCTCCGCATCTCCACGGTGCTGGGCAGCGCCGCCAAGCGCATCAAGGCCCTCAACACCCCGGCAGATGTCTACATCATCAACCGGGAAAATGTGGAGTGGCTGGTGGACTACTACAAACAGGCGTGGCCCTTTGATATGGTGGTGCTGGATGAAAGCACCAGCTTTAAGAACTCCCAAAGCAAGCGCTTTAAGGCCATGAAACGCGTCCGCCGGTTTGTCAAAAAGATGGTGCTGCTGACTGGCACACCATCCTCCAAGGGCCTCATTGACCTGTGGGCCCAGGTGTACCTCCTGGACGGTGGTGCACGTCTGGGGCCGACCCTGAGCGCCTACCGGGAGCGATACTTCGACCCGGACCAGCGGAGCCGGACCCAGATTTTCAGCTACAAAGCCAAAGATGGAGCGGAGAGCGCCGTGCTGGCCGCCATCGCTGACATCTGCATTTCTATGAAAGCGGAGGACTACTTGCAACTGCCCCAGTGCATTGAGCATGAGATCCCCGTCATGCTAGATGCCAAAGCAGCCAGGGACTATAAGCAGTTTGAGCGTGACCTGCTGCTGGAGGTGGACGAGGATGTCATCACAGCGGGCACCGCCGGTGTACTGGTGGGCAAGCTGCTGCAATACTGCAACGGTGCTGTCTACGGCACCCAGGGCCAGGTGGTGCCGGTCCATGACTGCAAGCTGGATGCTTACATGGAACTGCTGGAGCGCTTGGATGGTGAGCCCTGCCTGACATTCTACGGCTACCAGCATGACCGTGACCGCATTCTGGAACGTCTGGAGAAGTACAACAAGGGCCGTACAGACAAGCTGCGGATCCGGGTCTACAAGGGCGTGGAGGATGAGGATGCCTGGAACAGCGGCCAGGTGGATGTGCTACTGGTGCATCCAGCAAGCTGTGCCTATGGCCTCAACCTCCAGGCTGGTGGCCGTCATGTGATCTGGTACGGCCTCAACTGGTCCTTTGAGCTAAATGACCAGGGGAATTGCCGCTTGTGGCGGCAGGGGTCCCCATATGATAAAGTTTTCATCCATTACCTGGTGGTGCAGGACTGTGAGGATGAGGATGTCATGACCACCATCCGGGACCGGGCAGACACCCATGAGGCGGTCATGTCCGCACTTAAGGCAAGAATTAAGAAGATCAAGGAGGAGAGCAAGCCATGACCCTGAAAGAATTATCCCAGTTGTACTACCTAAACAGAGAGATCGAGATGGATCGGCAGCGCCTTTTGGAGCTGGAGGCCAAAGCACTGCCTGGGGCACAAGTTCTCACCGGGATGCCCCACGCCCAGGGGGTGGCTGATAAAATAGGCCAGTGTGCGGCAGAAATCGCAGACCTCAAAGGGATCATAGAAGCAAAGCACCAGCAGTGCCTATATGAGCGGAGCCGTTTGGAACGGTACATAAATGGCATTGATGATAGCCTGACTCGGCAGATATTCACCTACCGCTTTGTGTCTGGACTGCCATGGGAGCAGGTAGCTGCCTGTGTCGGGGGTGGGAATAATGCCGGAAGCGTGAGGATGCTTTGTTACAGATATTTGAAGCAACATACGGAGCAATAACATCTGTTGCAAATGTTGCAACAGCCTGTAGTATAATAATACCGTGGGTGTATGCCTCAGAGGATGAGCAGATACCTCCTTGGTTAAACGGCGGCAAGGTAACGGAGACCGGAACTCTGACCCTTGCCGCTGTTTCTTCATGCCGTCTCAGACGGAACGGCAACACTTTTTGATGGGGTGGTGAACTGTGGCAAAGATAACTGAAAAACAAAAGCGTTTTGCGCAGGAGTATCTTGTGGATCTAAATGCCACAGCTGCCGCTATCCGTGCGGGTTATAGCCCGAAAACCGCAACGGAACAGGGATCCCGACTGTTGACAAATGTTAAGGTTCAGGAGGAAATCCAGAGACGGCAGGTGAAACTCCAAAACAAGCTAGAAATCACACAGGAGCGTGTCATTGAAGAGCTTGCGGCCATTGCTTTTGCAAACGGAACAGACTTTGTGACAGTCACTGACACAGGGCTTTTAGATATCAAGCCTACTCATAAGGTGCCAAAGGAAAAGCTGCCAGCCATAGCGGGCATCAAATACAACCAGATGGGCGTGGAGATCAAGCTGCATGACAAGGTGAGAGCCCTGGAACTGCTGGGCAAGCACCTGGGTGTGTTCGACAGCAACAACAGCGGACTGGCAGCGGAGGAAAACAACATCTTTGATGTCATCGACCAGAGCACAAAGGAGGAGCTTGATACCAGTGAAATATCAGAAATTGAGCCCCCGGCAAAATCTGGCGCTGACTTGGTGGAATAGGCCAGGCTTTGAGGGCTATGACGGCATCATTTGTGACGGTTCTATCCGGTCAGGTAAGACCGTGGCCATGACGGTGGGCTTTGTGATGTGGGCTATGCGGAGCTTTGAGGGTCAAAACTTTGCCGTCTGCGGCAAGACCATTGAGAGCTTGCGGAGAAATGTAACCTCTAATCTGTCCAACTGGCTGGCGGGGGTGTTTTCATTCAAAGAGCACCGAAGCGAAAACAAGATCGTGGTGACCGCCGCTGGGCGGACCAACACCTTTTACCTGTTTGGCGGCAAGGATGAGAGCAGCGCCGCCCTCATCCAGGGCATCACTCTGGCGGGCATCTTGCTGGATGAGGTGGCCCTAATGCCCAGATCCTTTGTGGAGCAAGCGGTGGCCCGCTGCTCCGTGACCGGCTCAAAACTGTGGTTTAACTGCAACCCAGAGGGGCCCAGCCACTGGTTTTACCTCAACTGGGTGTGTGAGGCTAAAAAGCTCAATATGCTCCGGCTGCACTTCACGATGGATGACAACCTCAGCCTCTCCCCAGAGGTCAAGGCCCGCTATGAGAGCCTATACTCCGGGGTGTTTTATGACCGCTTTATCCGTGGCCTGTGGGTGGTGGCTGAGGGCCTGATTTATACCATGTTCAACAAGGACTTTCATGTGGTGCCGTCCACCCCCCGGCCCTATGAAAAGTATTACCTGTCCTGTGACTACGGCACCATCAACCCCACCAGCATAGGGCTGTGGGGCCTGGCGGCTGGCAAGTGGTACAGGGTCCGGGAGTATTACTTCGACAGCCGCAAAGAAGGACGGCAGCGCACGGATGAGGAGCACTACACAGCGCTGGAGGCCTTGGCCGGTGACTTGCACATCTCCGCTGTCATCGTAGACCCCTCAGCTGCCAGCTTCATTGAGGTCATCCGCCGTCACGGGCGCTATCGGGTGGAAAAAGCCTCTAATTCTGTTATGGATGGTATTCGTGATGTAGCTACTAGGTTACAATGCGGGGACATCTTCTTTTGCGATTGCTGTACGGACTGCATCCGTGAATTTGGGCTGTACCGGTGGGATGAAAAGGCTACCGCAGACCGGCCTATCAAGGAGAATGACCACAGCATGGACGATGTGCGCTATTTTGTCCACAAAGTCTATGCGCCAGAACTTTTCAGCTTTAAGTGAGGTGAGAAACTATGGTAACACTAAATTTAAGAGATGACTGTGTGGGCCGTGTTGCCACGGATTTTCGCCGGGGCATGACGGACAAGCGCTTTCTGGAACTGGAGATCACGAACTGGTTACAGTCTCCAGAGCGCAAAAGGCAGCTCCAGGCTGAGGCCTATTACGATGGAGACCATGCTGTTACGCACCGCAAGCGTATTGCGCTGGATGATGACGGAAAGGCAAAGGAACTCCAGCACCTGCCTAATAACCGGCTTGTTAATAACCAATATTCCAAGATGGTGGATCAGAAAACTAACTATTCCTTTGGCAAGCCCTTCTCTTTTGACACAGAGAATAAGCGGTATGCCGAAGCCCTCAATTCTGTGTTGGGCTCCCGCTTTCGGAGAGTGCTGCACAATGTCGGTGAGGGCGCATGGATTGAAGGTAAAAGCTGGCTGTACCCCTACTATGAGGGTAATGAGCTGGCCTTTAAGCGATTTCCAGCAGATGAGGTGCTGCCATTCTGGGCGGACGCTGACCACACCATCCTGGACTGTGCGGTCCATGTATACATGATTATGGAGTACGATGAGGATGAAGTTGCCAAGGATGTGGTCAAGGTAGAGGTCATGCACGGTGGCGGTGTGGACTGCTTCGTTCGGCTGGATGATGGCACCCTGACACCAGACCCAGAAGTGTACTCCGGCCCATTTATCCTGGAGAGAGACCCACAGACGGGTGAGGAGCAGGGTTATAATTGGGAACGTATCCCTTTGATTTGTTTCAAAAGCTCACATCATGAGATCCCGCTCCTGTCCAGAGTGAAATGCCTACAGGATGCATACAATGATGTACTTTCTAATTTTGCCAACCAGATGGAGGAGGACATTCACACTACTCTGCTTGTTATCCGCAACTATGATGGTGAAGATCTGGGACGGCTCCGCAAGAATATTGCGGAGTATGGGGTTATCAAGGTGCGCTCTTATGAGGGATCTGAGGGCGGTGTGGAAACCCTTACATTGGAGGTCAACAGCGAAAATTATAAAACGCTGCTGTCCCTGCTCAAGGATGCCATCATTGAGAATGCCAGAGGCTATGATGCCAAGGATGAGCGCATGGGTGGCAACCCCAACCAGATGAACATACAGAGTATGTACTCTGACATTGACCTGGATGCCAACGGTATTGAGATGGAGTTTCAGGCCTCAATGGAGGAACTGCTGTGGTTTGTCAATCAGCACCTTGCCAACACCGGCAAGGGCAGCTTTGACGGCACAGAGGTCAAGGTGATCTTTGACCGGGATGTGCTCATCAATGAGACCGAGGCCATTAACAACTGCAAGAACTCTGTGGGCATCCTGTCCAATGAGACTATTGTGAAAATGCACCCCTGGGTGAGTGACCCGGAGCAGGAGCTCAAGCGCATCAAGGATGAGCAGGAGGAGGCCCAAGCCGCTGACCCGTACCGGGCCGCCTTTGAGAACAACCGGCAGACCGGCGGCAGCGACCAGCAGGACCCGCCCGTAAAGGACGGTGAGGGCGATGGCCAGACAGAATAATGCTGCATATTGGGCCCAGCGTATGAAAAACATGGAGGATGCCCTCCAGGACCAGTCATATTCCTATGTGGAAAACCTGGAAAAGCAATTCACAGCCGCCCAAGCTGAGATTGAGCGGCAGATGTCCGTGTGGTATCAGCGCTTTGCCCAAAACAATGAGATCACCCTGGCAGAGGCCAAGCGGCTGCTGAACAGCGGGGAGCTCAAGGAGTTTCAGTGGTCCGTGGGTGAGTATATCGCCTATGGCCAGCAAAATGCCCTTGACGGGGCCTGGATGAAAC